GGCGATCTCGCCCGCCTTGACCGGGACAACCGCCGCCGCGCGGATCGCCTCAGTGACGGAGCCGCGCGGCCGACGCTTCGCCTGCTGCGGCTTCACGCGGCTCGCGGCCGCTTCGTTGCTGAGCGCGTCCAACGCCTCAAGCGCATCCGTCGTCCGCTTGTATTCCAGTGCCAGCCAGGACCGGCGATCGCGCAATTCCTGCTGCGCTGTTTTGAGACTCGTCACTCGTAACCTCCCTGCGTTTAGTTGGCTTCCGGGCTTCCCGGTTGCACCCACGACACGACCGACGAGCGCACACGAGCGAAGACACGCTCCTCAGCCATCCGGCGCATCGCGTCGTTGGCGTCGTCGCGCAGTGTGATCGCGGCGTCTCGCTCACGCTGAAGCCGACGCACCGCAACGCTGAGCAGCACGGTGTCGACGGCGAGGCAGAGCGCAATAAAAAGGGTCATGCCGCTTTCCCGCCGTCGTCGCAGCCCTCGCGGCAGATGTAGCTGTCGCCGACGCGCATCAGGTCTGACTCGGTCCGTGGCTCACGGCACCAGGCGCAGCGATGGGTATCGACCACGCGCGTGAACACGGGCGGCTCATCGCCAACAAGGAATTCAGGGAGCGGAGCCGGCGCTGTCAGCCAGTTGAGGGCCGCGCCGAGCGCCAGTACGATCAGGCTGAGTCCGGCCACGAAGCAGATGACCAAGCCGAGTTGGATTTGGGCGTCGACGCTCATGCGGTCTCCTTCTGGCGCGCGGCGGCGCGACGGCTGCGGGCGCGGTCCCGACGCTCGGACTCGTCGGCCATCTCCGACAACAGCGCATGGCGGGACACGAGAATCCGACGGCCCCGGCGATAGGTCGGGATGGCGTAACGGCGCAAGTAGCGGGCGACGTTCTCCATTGGCCTGGCCGTGCCGGCAAAGCCGAGCAGGTCGGCCGCCTGTGCCGTGGTGATGAGGTCGTCGAGCAGATCCTTCATGCGACACTCTCCGCACGCAGGGTGACGACGGTCTGGACTGACAAGCCGTCCGTCGCTTCTGCCAACGCGATGACCATCGGCCCACGCAACTCGCGCAGCGACAGCAGCCGCGGCAGATTCGGCGATTCGGAGTTGTTGAGCCAGCGCGACACGCTCGACTGGTCCTGATAGCCGAGCCGGAACGCGACGTCCTTTGGCGCGAGCCCCGCCAGCGCGAACGCCCGCGTGAGCACACGGCCCCAATTCGGGCCGGCCGGCAGCACCGCAAGTTTCTTGCGGAGGCTTTCGCCCCCATCCGCACAAGATTTGCGGTGACGCGGGTCGACCGTCGCGGGCAGAGTGGAGGGCATGTCAGACGCCCTCCGAGAACGTGATCGCGACGACGAAATCGACGACTCGATCCGAGACGCCCGCGTGCTGGCCGAACTCAGCCGCGCGCGCGCCCGCTACCTGCGCGCGAAAGCGGAACTGGATCGGTCTGTGCACTTGCTGCGCGTGGCGGTTCATCGGGCCACCTCAGAGCGATGTGGGCGCTGAACTGCGGCGGGCAGCTGCAGCGCGGACGGCGAGACATTGAGGGCGTGAGCGATTGCCCGCACCGTTTCCGGTGTGGGATTCGCCGGACCGGTCTCAAAGCTCGAGATTGTGGATTGGTCGACGCCGGCCCGTTTGGCCAACTCGACTTGGGTGAGCCCGCGGAGGCGTCGCAGCTCACGAAGTGCATAGGTGCGTCTCATGAGACGCAAGTATGGACATATGAGCGTCGTTTGTCAAGCGGTTTAGACTCTTTAGAGAGTCATCGCGCTATCTATGTGACTCGTAAGGCTTTAGCGGATCGCACCGGCCCGCAGTCGCCGTATGATCCGCTGACATGAAGCGCAAAGCGACCGCGAAAGCCGAACCAGCCGAGGCGCCGCTGTGGCTACAACGACTGCGGGCGTTCGTCGATCCGCTGGGCCCGCAGGAGGTCGCGCGGCGCGCGCGCAAGTCTCGTCAGCAATTGGAGAAGATCTTAAACGGCGTGAACATCAATCCGACGCTCGGCGTGCTGAGCGCCTACGTGCGCGGTACAGGCCACGAACTTGAGGATCTGTTCACCCGCCCGGGAGATGGACCCGCGGATGAAGCGAGCCAAGCAAAAGGTGTTGCCCTTCTCGGTCGCCTCTTGGCAGACGTCGACGCTGGCACGTGGGAAGAAGACCTCGCCACCGCGATCGCGGCGATTGCCACCGCCATGCGACGTCACCGCGATCACGAGTCGGCTCATCGATCGGCTGCGAAAGTTTGACGCAGAACAACTGCTCCTTATTGAATTCGTTGTAGCCGTGATGGCGCGCGGCTCTAGAATGCCGGAATGACACGAGTCCTCCCGCTCGTCCTCGCGCTCTCGTTTGTCGGTTGCGGACGCTCACCGACAGCTCCAGGCCCATCAGCCGTGACCGTGACGGCGGCCGATGATCTCGTCTTTATCGGCGCCGATTTGCCGCTCACAGCGACCGCCGATGGCCGCGACGTGACGTCATCCTCTGCATGGTCAGTCGAGGGCACGGCGTTCCACGTGACGAGCCTGGGCGTTGCCCATGCGGACCATTCGGGAACGGCGCAAATCGACGCGAAATATCAAGGCATTTTGGGGCGCGTGGCACTGCGGGCACTGCCAAACATGCAGGGGCATTTCGTCGGGCAGTACATCGTGGACTCCTGCGCGGAAACGGGTAGCAATGGCGCATTGTGTGCGCTACCTGATGGCACCCCACCAGGCACGGTGGCGCCATTTGATTTGACGTTTACGCAATCGCGCGAATCCGTGACCGGAACGATCGCGATCGGTGGGATCGTGAGCGCGCCATTCACTACGTCAATAAGCACCGCTGGTGCAGTGATGATTACGCTGAGTGGGTCTGATCAGGATTCTGGCACGTTCTTGAGCGAGACGTTCTCGCTGTCCAGCGAAACACCCGGCCGTATTGATGGCACCATGACCTTAACGATCACTAATAGCGGCGCGAGCGTAGATGTCGGGGCCCATCTCGCGAATGTCGTCCGCCAATAGAAGGAAATGATGAAGGGCATCCGCCGTACCGTCTCCGGCTGGCAAGTCTATGCTCGTGTCCGCGGCGAGTGGCGCTCGCGGCATTACCCTGCCGACACGCCACTAGCCACGCTGCGCCTCCGGCGCGAGGAACTTCGTGCCCGGGGCGTGCTCCACATCGACGAGCCAACCTCTGACGGTCCGACATTCGCGGAGGACTGCGTGAGCTACCTCGCGGCCGTCAGGGGCATGCCGACCTATCGCGATCGGGAATATCGCATCCACCAGTGGAGGGACGCGTTCGGTGGCGACCGCGCCCGCGCGTCTATCACGAGCGTCGAGATCCGCCAGCAACTCGAGGCGTGGCGCACGCGCGAGACCAAGCCGCTCAGCCACGGCTCCCTGAACACGCGCCGGACGGCCCTGATGCACCTCTGGACGGTGCTCGACGGGCGCAGTGCCCCGAACCCGGTCCGAGACGTGCCGCGCTATCGCGAGGAGGCCCAGCCGCTCCGACTGCCGTCAATCGAGCAAGCCGAGCGAGCGATCGCCGCGGTGCCAGGCAAGGGCCGGAAGGGGAAGACGCGGGCGCGGCTGCGCGTGCTGCTCTGGACGGGCTGGCCTGCGGCGCAGTTGATGCGCCTCCAGCCGGAGGATGTGCACTGGGCGGCCGGGACGGCGACCGTGCGGGCGCGGCGTAAGGGGAAGGGGACGCGAGCGCGCACGCTCCCACTGCTTCCGCAGGCTATCGCCGCGCTCCGCGAGCTTCAGACGATCGGGGGGTGGGGCCCCTTCTCAACGTCCTCGATGCACTCGGCGCTGGCCCGCGCCTGTCGCCTCGCGCGCGTGCCGACGTTCCATCCCTACGCCCTACGACATCTCTTCCTGACCAGGGCGGCGCTGGCGTCTCGAGACGATCGCGTCGTCGCCGAGCTCGGGATGCATGCCGATGTCCGGCAGGCCCGTCGCTACACGGAGCAGTCGGTCGATCCGCGTGTGGCGGATGGGCTGACCACGCTTGCAACTTTTGCAACTTCGCCACGCGGGACACGGGATTTACGGGCGTTTTCTGGCGGGTCTCGGAGGCCGAAAGCGAAGCCCGCAAAAGCGGCCATTTCGGCGAAATCTCTCAGCAAAAAGGTTGGTGGGCGCTAGTGGACTCGAACCACTGACCCCCGCCGTGTGAAGGCGATTTTGAGCGCGAAACGCTGAGCAAAATCGCGATTTTGCAACACGTCGGACCAAAATTACATCGTTCCCCCCTACCGTCCCCTATGGTACCCCCTATGCGCCGCGCCGCTGCCGGCGTCTCGGCGAGCGCCGCTGTTCCCGCTCACGCTCCCGCTCTCGGCAGTCCTGGCAGAGTCGCATCGTGGAGTCGAGCGGCTGGCCGCAGCGGCAGAGGCCGGCCTCGTAGCGGGCCTGCACCCACGCCCGGCGCCACGCGTTGCGTCGATCTCGGCAGTCCGGGCAGTAGCTGGCCGTCCCGCCACGCAGGGAGCGCGAGCAGTCGCGACAGAGGCCCCGCGCGAGATGCGCATGGGACCAGGCGAGCTGAGGAGAGGGACGGGCGGCCGATGGAGTCGTTGTCGCGCGTGAGGAATTGTGACCGCGCTTCGATGGGTGCTTCAATGGAGCCATCGACCGCCCGAACTGAGAGAGAGTGTGGCCGAGATTCACCGACTCGGCCCGCCCGGCATCACCCGGCGGCTCCACGATCCACGGATGGACGGCAGAGAGTGGAGATGGATTCAGTGTCGGCCCAACTCGACGATGGCGGCCGACAGATCGGCGCGCGCGGCGAGCAGGACAGGCTCCAGCCGCGCGCGGACGTCATCCGCAATGCGAGAGTCATGGTCACCGATGGGCTCCCACTCTTGCATCCGCGCAATAGCATCGTCTTGGCTACCCCAGGACTCAGACGCCGACCGCCATGACCATCCATACGGGTCTAGCGTGTCCGCGACGCGGACGAGCACCCTGCCGCTGCTGCGCTCACGCATATAGCACGCTGCCACGCGCTCGGCCTCGCAGGCCTCGCAGTACCCCTCATGGCGACCATGCGCTACTGGTCCGAGCGGCCCATAGATCTCTGCCGTCGTCGGATGCTCACTGTCCTCATGACGGCGGCACAGATCGATCGTCGGGCCGTCATGACGATAGGCGTGCTGGTAGGTGGTGACGAGGGTCATGCCCGCACCCACGGCTTCGCCGCGAAGACCGCGCCCGCTGCCGCGCGCTCCTGCTGCTCGTACGTCACGTAGCAGGCCTTGGCGGCGTCAGCCTCGCCCCACTCGCGATCGTCTGGCGCGCCGAGCGCCCGGTCATCGCGGACGGCTGCCGTGCTGACGCCTGCCGCCAGCAGATACTGCACGCGCGCCCTCGCGGCTGCGAGCGTGTAGGGACCACGCTGTGAGCGCAGTGGGGCGTCAGGTACGACCTCATGCGAGTGATAGACGCGGATCTGGGGGGTGGTGCTGCTGGTCGTCATGTCTGCTGTCCTCCTGTCGGGGTGATGAGCCCGACATCGGCAACTATATCAATGTGGCGGGGACGCGTCAAGCGGTTTCTTGCAAAAATCTGATATAATTCTCACGCATCATCTGGCTTGCCTCGATAAGCCAAATGAATCAAGCGCGTTGAATCGCTTGAAATATGGCCACACATGGCGGGAAGCGTCCCGGGGCTGGCCGACCGAAAGGCGGCGGCGATTACCGTCACGCACTCAAGCGGGCGGCCACCGAGGAATACGTGCGCCTCGCCCGGCCGCATCTCGAGGCCGTCATCGCGGCACAGGTCGATCTCGCGACCGGTATCCGCGTGCAGGACAGCGAGGGGCATGTCTACACACAGGCGCCCTCCGCGCAGGCGCAGCGCGATTTCCTTGATCGTGTCTGCGGCAAGCCGGCACTGAGCGTCGAGGCCCCTGGCGTGGCTACCCCCGCGCGCGTCATCTACGAGTTCCCTGGCCGTGACTCGGACGGTGACGAGTGCTAGAGTCATCGTGCGCGCGTAGCGGGGGTAGCCACGCCAGGCGCGCGCAGACGATCGCCGCGACTGGGGGACGACGCCACAGCGGCAGGGGCAGACGGCAGCGGAGAGGCCCCGGCGTCACGCGTAGCATTCGGCGCGTCAAGCCACTCCGCCATCATCCCGCCGAGTCCTGCGAGGATGTGCCCCGCTCAGTCGTCGGCCGGGCAGTGTCTCCTGTGGGAGGAGACGTCTGCCCACAACTCGTGTCGTCACCGGCGCAGACGCCGGCAACGACGCCCCCTCCTTGTCTTCCGTCTCGATTCTGCTGGCGATCTAGATCTCGATCGCTAGCGAGATCGAGATCGCGCGCGCGAGGCTCGCGGCGTGACTGAGTCGGTCCGCATCACGCTCACGCCGATCCAAGCGCGCGCGCTCACAGCGACCGCGCCATTTATCGATTTGGAGGGCGGGATTCGCGCCGCGAAATCGACGGCCGCGAACATCAAGAAGCATCGGCTCGTCACGGAGTATCCCGGGATCCACCTGCTCCATGCGCGGTGGACGGATGAGGACACGCAGAGCGAGATGTTGCCAAAGTGGCGGGACTTCGCGCTGCAGGTCGGGCTCCAACTCCGCTGGCATCCCGACGAGCAATATGACGAGGTGCTCGGCACACTGGGGCCAAGTGGGCACAACTCGCGCGTCTACGTGCGGGGGCTGCGCAGCTCGGAGTCAGCAAATCCCTACAAGGCGATTCGCGGGCTCGATCTGGCGTGGTTTCATATCGAGCAGGCTGAAGAGGTGCCGAAAGGCTATTGGGGCGAGCTCGTGGGGCGGCTCTCGCAGATTGGCTACCCCCATGGTGGATGGTTGACGCCGCAGCCGGTGAATCAAGATCACTGGATCGCTAAACTCTTTGAAGAGCACAACCCGAATCCTGACCTGCTCTACCTCCGCACGAACTGCTACGACAACGTCGCGAACGTGGGACGTGATTACATCGCGCAACTCGAGGCGTCGTATCCAGTGGGCTCGGCGCAGCGCCGCACACTCCTAGAGGGCCGTCGTGGGCTCGCGGTGCCTGGCGATCCGGTGTATGGCGGCTACTTTCGCCGCGCCCTCCACGTGTCATCGACGCTGGAGATGTCGCGCGCCACGCCGCTCCTCGAAGGATGGGACTTTGGGCACTCGCACCCGTGCGTGTCGTGGTGGCAGTGGCTGCCGATCGGCCGGCTCCAATGCCTCGGCGCGGTGATGGGCGATCAGGTGTACCTGGAGGATTTCGTGCCGATCGCGCTGCGCTATCGCGGCGAATGGTGCCCGGACCCATTGGAGGTCTGGAGCGTGGGCGACCCGGCCGGGCTCGACATCACGAATCAGGGCACGCAGACGAGCAAGGTCCGCGACATCCTCGTCGCGCATGGCGTGGCGCCGATCAGCCAGTCACACGCGAATCGGCCAGAAGTCCGCTACGGCGCGACGCAGCTCATCGCCGGCCAGATGCGGCGGTTGGCGCTCGATGGTGAGCCGGCGTTCGTGATGCGGGACCGCTCGGTCATTGTCGGGGTGCGTGGGGCCGAGCCGAACCCGTTCGCGGTGGATGGCTGCGAGGCGGGCTATGTCTGGGACACGCGCGCGATGGTCGGGCTCGCGGCGAATATCCGCCGGCCGAAGAAAGACGGTTTCTATGACCATTTCCAGAATACCGCCGAATACGTGGCGCTCGCCTTTGGCGGCGAGGCGCAGCCGACACAAGCGGACGTCGCGAAGATTGCCCGGCGCGAGCAGCGCCGCGCACAGGTGGACTACGACCCGGACGACCCGCCGCGTGGACGGCGGCGCGTGACGGTGGGGATTAGTGGACGAGGCGGGTATTGAGATGGACGACTTACGAACACTTGCGATTGCGGTGATTGCTCAAGCCGTGCGGGACCTGCGTGGGGCGGACCGGCCTGATCGGGCCGCCTTCGCCGAGACGATGCTCCTTCGTCTGCGTCCGCGCGTCGACGCCGCGCGGTTCCTGGCTCACCCGACGCGTGAGCAGCGATATTGGTTCGCGGTTGCGGGCCTACAGCAGCCGTCGAGCGATGTGCTTGAGGCGGCGCGTGGTGTGATCCGCCGCTATCGCGATCTCGTGGCCTGGTCGCGCGCGCATCCTCACGGTCGACTGACGGACTTAGCGGAGGACGGGCTCGACGATCTCGTCGCGGCGTAGTGGGTCAGTTTGAAATCGACTGCATAAAATACGGCGGCCGCGCCGTGCGATGATGGAGGCATGCCAAGACGCTCAAGCAAGCCGAAGGCCCCGTCACCGATATGCTTCTTGACGTGTCTGGTGTGGACCTGTACGCTTTGAGAAGTCCATAGCGCGTCGATCAGCTTCGGCTGGTCGAAGGACGCCGGGTCAAACCGGTCATGCTGCCTAGCCCCGATGTCTCGAAAGGGTGTCGGGGCTTTCCTTTTCGGTCATGGAAAACCGACGCGCCTGCCTGACTTGACAGCGCGGCGAGGTATGCGACTGTAAGTCGTAGCCTATGCCCCGCTCGCGCCTCCCTCGGGACCCGCAAGTCGTCACGTGGCCTCGCCCCGACGACAAAACGGCGTTCTGCTCCTGGCTGGCCACGGAACTCCACCAGGCGATCGATGCTCGCTCGCGGTATACCAGCGAGGGCGGGTATCTCGATACCTGGCACGCGCTCTATGAGCAGGCCGAGCGTCCCCGCGGCGCGAAGCCCTGGCCAGATGCCGCGGATCTGGCGTCGTACCTACCTACCGAAAAGGTCGATGCGCTCCGGGCGCGGTTCTCGCAAGTCATCTTTGGGCCCGATCCCATTGCGACGGTCGAAGGCTGGGGCGAGCCGTCAGACCGCGTGGCCAAGGTCGAGGCCTTTCACCAATGGCAAGCCGAGAATGAGCGGCTCCAGACGTGGGTGAGTAAGGCGATCCATCAGGCGCTCATTGAAGGGAACGGGATCCTCGAAGTGACCGAGCGTCTGGCGCTGCGGAAGACGCGCGGGCCATTCCGCGCGGCGCTCCAAGTCGACGAATGGCAGCGGCCGATGCTCGATGAGACCGGGCAGGCGCAGCCGCGTGTCGACGAACAGGGGCAACTCGTCGCGGCGACGGGCGGCGAGGACGAGCCCTCCGTCGACGTGCTGCGCGAGTCCGTCGACTTCTTTGGGCGTGGCCCGGAGTATCGCATCATCAGCGGCAAGGACTTTCTCTTCTTGCCGGCCCACGCCCGTGACATCTCCGAAGTGTGGGGCTATGCGAAGCGCATCCACCTGCGCGTGCCCGTGCTGAAGCAGCGCGTGGCGCAGGGGCTGTATGACGGGGCGGCGGTCGACGCGCTCGGCACGGATGGTGAGCGCGAGACGCGGCAGGAGCATGAGCGGCAGGGCATCACCGTTGTTGAGCAGCAGGGCCCCACGGCCGAGAAAGAATTGTGGGAAGTGCAACTCCTCCACGACATCGACGGCGATGACGTCGAAGAGTGGTTGATCGCGTGCATCAGTCTCCGGCATGAACAACTGCTCCGCTGCGCGTTCGATTCGCTGGAGCAGGCGCGCTACGTCAATTTCGCGCCATTTCCGCGCTCAGATTCGGTGTGGGGGTACTCGTTCCTCGGCCACAAGTTGTGGACGATCGCGGAAGAGCACACCGCGCTCCGCAACATGAAGGCGGACCGTCAAGCGCTGGCGCTCAACGCGCCGATCTTGCGGACATCGACGTCTATTTGGGACCCGGATGACCAGCCGTTCGGCGTGGGCGCGGTGCTCGACGTGCGCGATCCGAACGAGATCCGGCAACTCGTCGTCGCGGATGTTCCGGCCAGCACGATCGAATCCGAGCGCACGATCATGAGTGCCGCTGAGCGCGTCACCGGGCTCAACGATGTCTCGATTTCGGGCATCCAGACGGCCGAGCGCCGCACGGCCACGGAAGTCAGCACGTCGGCGGCGGCGTCACAGGTGCGTGTCGAGGAAGCCATCCACAACGTGCAAGAGGCCATGGAAGACCTCTACCTACTGCGCCACACGCTGTGGGCGCGCGCGCTGGAGCACGAGAAATCCGGCCTCATCGCGCCGGCGCGGGTGCAGGCGGATCTGTCGCTGCGGGGCATTCAGTTGCCGCAGGAGGGTCCTTTCGCGTTCACGGCTGATGATCTGCGCGGCACGTTCCGGTTCAAACCGCGCGGCTCGGTCGAGACGGCCGACCCGAATCAGCAGCGGCAGGACTATGGCCAGTTCATCGCGCAGGTGCTGCCCACGCTGCTGAAGTTGTTCCCGCAACTCGCGCAGCAGTTGACGCTGAACCCGGACGCGGCCAAGGAACTCCTCGAACACGCCTTG